TAAGTCTTTATCGGCCTTACCCCATGTTCCTTTTGATTTTGTTACAAATGAATTGACTCTTGCCAATCCCCATTGAACAGCAGTTGTTCCTGGTCTATGACCTGTTTTCCAAGCTGCTACTCCCCTATTAAAAACTTGTCTTAATATACTTAATGGCATACCTGATTTATCAGCTTTCTTTTTTAAAGCTGCATCTGATTTACCTTCAGTAATTATAAAATCTTCAAATGTTAAATGTTCTGCCCACTCACCATACATTTGTTTAAATTTCTTTGTATGTTGAGATGGTTTTGTTTCAGCTCTTGCGTCTCCAGGAGCTGGTTTTGTTGATTTCTTTTTGAAATGAGTATCTCTTTTTTGTTTAGTTGACTTAGCAAGACCTGTAAAATACTTAGCAGGTTGTGATCCTTTACGATCTCCAATATCTGCATCTTCTCTTTCTTTTACTAATTTTGAAAAAGGTGTATTTTTAAGTAGATATTTTGTATATTCATCAGTACCTATTTCATTATACTCAGCTAATTCTATAGCATCAAGCCAATATCTTTTTTTACCAAGTTCAGATTCTACGATAACATAGTTAGTACCACAAACAATAATCTGTCCAATTGTTGATGATTCTTTTATATTAACAAGATCGCCTTCTTGAAAAAGATTACCTCCAACATATTCTTCTCTTGTTTGTGAAACGACTGGAAGATCAACATGTTGTCTAAAAGTATTTTCTAATTTTAATCCCATACCTTTACGTACAGCATTAAAAAGATCTGTTGGATGAAACCTAGCTGGAACTCCTTTCGCAAATCCAGCTAGATCATTTTGTTGAGCGGACATACGCATTTTTGAAGCAGACATACCAGTTGCACCTTCGGCATCTGGATCTCTTTCTCCTGCGCTTACTACATTAATTGCACCTTCGAAATTATAAAAACCATGTTTAGCTTTTTGACCATTATATTTGTTCAAGAGTATATCAAACTCTCTTACTCTATCTGATCCCGCTACCATAGAAACCTTAGTGAACCCTTGGTCGTAAAGTTTGACTGCAATATCCAGTACTGTACGAACGTCACTATCGGCCATTATATTTCGTGCATGTTTAGGAAACATTTTACGAAGAAATTTAATTTTGTCTTTAGATTGAAGAGGATTCTTCTTTGCATCTACTGATTTGGATGCGTATATTCTATATGAACCGCCACGAGATTGCTTTTTTAAAGCATCAAATAGTTTCTCGTGACCAATTGTCGGCGGATTAAATCGCCCAAATACGAATGATACTTCTTTTGTGTTTTCAGTTAAATAATCACTGAATGATTTTATCGACATTTATACCCTTGGTTCCCATTTAGCCTGGATTCTCCCAGCCTTTTATAATATCTTTGCTAAAGTTATTTGTAGAAAATTCTAATCTATCAACTAACTTAACAGCCCCACCTTCCATTCGATCTATAGCAACAAAACCTTCGGGGTTGGTTACTTTAAATCCGGATGTTGTTTTTATAAACGTACCAATTTTACTTAGTTTGTTTAGTTTATTTATAATAATTAATTTGCTATCTACAATTAAATTTTGCAAATCAAACACATTTGTTAAATTTTTTAAGTTCTTTTTATCAAAAAACTTTAAAAGTTCATCTCTTTTTTGTATTTGAATATCTTTTCCTTTTTGAGAACTTCTTTTATCAATTTGTTTAGCATATCTATCTGTTACAAATTGAATTAATCCGTTTGCATGTTTCTTTGTATCTTTAATTCTTTGGCCTTTTCTTACCATTGTATTGTTATATACATTAATGACAAGATTAAGTTCTTTGTTTGATTCTATTTCTTTTAATGTCTTACCAGCAATCTTTTGAAAGATTTTACCTGCAGCTGAAAGTTTCTTTGATACTAATAAACTATCTTCCTTTGTAAGAGTAGCAGTACCACTTAAATCATTTAGTGTTGCATCTTGCATCCATACGTTTGGAGATGATTTAAGCTTTGTAACAATCTCTCTTCCAAATGTTGCTGACATATTTTCAAATGAAGAACCACTATATGAAGTATGCCATACAATACCAATCTTAGCTTTTTGTATATCCTTTGCTATTTGATTTGTAAGAGGAACAGCATAAGCAATAGTATTGGGATGAAAGACAATATGAGATTCTCCATTTATTTTCTCCTTTTTAAGATCGCTTTGATCAAACATAAAGTCACCTTGTATTACATCTTTGATGCCAAGACCTTTTAAGTTATCAAAAGCGAGTTTTAGTTTTTTGGATAGATCGCCCGATGTATCAGCATCTATATCTGCATGACTCTTATATACTTTAGGATCAGCATTAAAGATACCTTTTTTTGCTACAAAGAATTGTCCATCTCTTGGATCTTCTCCAGCGAATAAGGCGGGAGCTCCGTCCCACTTGACAGTAACATCTACGGGTGCTTTGGTGTTACCGCTCAACATATCCCTCAGTGATCTGAGCGCTAGGATAGCTTGGCGAGCTCCCTTAACTCCTCCGTCTAAAACAAGATCCTCAATATGAGTCATATGAGTATTCTTGCCAGCGGCCTCTGTTAAGTAATTTTTTAAAGTTATCATGTATAAACCTTTACATATGCGCTTGAATCTTCAGCTTTAGATCCAGCATAATTTACAATTTTAGTTATCCATCTATTTGCTTTTTTACCTGTATTAAGATCTAGGTAATAACAAACATAAAGACAACCAAGCTTAGAAGATATCCAATTAGTATCTTTACTTTCTAGATTCTTTAAAAAATCTTCATAAGTATCATTTTTATAAAAGTTGTTATACATCTTCCAAAAAATTGAAATACCTTTTTTATCTTTTTTCTTGTCAATAGCTTTTGCTATTTTATAAATGCCTGATTTATGGTCTGGTAATTTTTTATTAAATACTATTTTAGTAGCATCTTGTAAAACACCCCAGCTTGCTCCACCACCTCTTGCAGTTTTTAAGATAATTTCTGCTTTTACATTAGAACCAGGTGAATTATCTTTAAGTGCCATTTTACCATCATCAAAAACTAATGTTGCTCCTTTATTAGACCAGAAGTCTCCTCTTAAAGCTCCTTGTAAAAGAATCTTTACAAGCTTATGATCATCAGTATCTGGTGGTAGTTTAACGTTATATTCAGTAAGCTTAGCTTTTTTCTTTACAAGCTTAAGAGAGATACCAACAAGCGTTCTATTAACAAACTGCTCAAGTATTGATTCATTAAGAGATTTAACACTATCAAATTTTAATGATTTAATATTAAAGCTTTTATCTACTGCCCATATATCTCCAGGATTCCATTTATCATCTTTTAACGCTTTCATGTTTGTATTTTTATATGCTACATTTTTAAGTGCATATATGCTATTCATGAGTTTATCGTTTCTATGAAATGTCATACCTTTGTGTATATATTTATTTTTAATAAGTTCATATGCTCCAAGATGAGATGATGTAAACCAATCACCTTCTACTCCGAGCACTTCATCTAAACTTGCATCAACAAAGGTTTTTTTGTATGCTGCTTTTAATATTTCAGCTGTAAAAAAATCTTCGTCATGCATTCCATTATCTAACATAGCTTGACACATAACACATTGATGAGATTCTGTTATCTTTGTATTAAGTGAACCGCCTCCAGATCCACCACCTCCGCCAAACACGGACGATTTACCAAGATCTGATGTTGTATAATTTTTACCATCTATTCCCATAAACGGTATTGCAAACTTTTTATTTGATTGATTCTTTTTAAAATCTATTAGAAGTTTAAGTAGCTCATCAGTTTTTTCTATTGTAACTGAACCACCTTTAGCTAATTCAACAGGTTTACCTTGTTGAATAAGTCTTATAAGAATATCAATTCTAGGTTCTTTTGTAATGCTATTATCTTTATTTAACTCAGCTGGAGTTAATTTTACAGCTTCAGTAAGAGTTTTAAAAGCTTTAAAGTTTTTCATAGATTAATTATACCATACCTTTTAGTAATTGTAAATATCTATTTATAAACTTTTAAAGCTTATACAATTTGTTTGGAGAAATATCTCCATCTTTTTTTACGATAATGATTTTTTCTTCGTGAAGTTTTC